TGATGCCTCTACAATGTGTGTATTCAGCTTCTCTGTGACCGAGTGCAGATCGGACTTGATCTCGCTTAGCGCCTTGTCTTGGTGTCCGAGCCGGTACAGGATCAGGAGTAGCGGACGATCTTCCAGCTCGGAGAAGTCTCGGCCGGTATTAACCGCCTCGAACACCTCTTGCTCAAGGTGTCGTGCTTCATGCTCTACCATTGGGGTCCCCGTGGAAGTAGTAATCTGCGAGCGCCTGCTCCTTGGTCACCCATGTATGCACAGCGATTGCTTTGTAGTGGACCACGACGTAGCGCCCGGAAAAGATCAGGGCCATGTCGTCAGCGCTCCACAACTTGCTTTTGGGTGGAATGTACTCGATTGAGCGATAACGCCGAAATCCCGTGCGCTCGGCATAGCCGAAATGTGGAATCAGCCCTTTGAAGGCATGCGAGCGGCGCACGCCGGCCCACCCATGGCCGCGGAACTGTATCCACAGCCACATGGCGACAAGCCAGCAATTCAGCATGGCGCGCCTGGCCATTCATTTTCCGATTTCCGGCCATTGCAGGCCGGTGCGCTGCCTTGTGCCGACGCGGCGCGAAGTTGCGAAGGTTGCCCAGACATTGAACACCAGCACGACGACAGCGCCTGTTACCGCGGCAATCTGCCCATCGGCGAACGGCACGTCCACACCGCATGCGCGGGCGATTTCGGCTGCTGCCAGCAACAGCGCCGTGATCGCGGTTACAAGCGCCTGGCGATTTTTCCACGTCGCAGAGTTTGCCAGTTCTTCGCCTGACTTGAGAGCGCGCAGGAATGCGGGAATGGGGATCATGATGCAAGCTCCTTGTTTTTTGCTCTTTTCGCCCGGTCAAGCTGACCAAGGGCCACCAACAGGATGTTTCCGACTTCGCTCAGTGTATCGGATGCGTCCTGACTGCCGCCGACGCCTCCGGCAATCGCGCGGTCTTCATCGTCGCGAATCTTGTGTATCTTCTCCCGCAGCTCAGCAAGCAACTCCATCGCACACTTGATACGCAGCCTGCGAAATTCATTCATGGGTTGACCGTGATCGTGCAATCCTCTCCGTCTCCAAACTCATGCTCTTCGATTCGCCAGACGAGGCGATCAAGTTCAGCCACACAAGGCAATACGTTTGCGCGACGGCGTACTCTACCCAAAACGATGTCGCACTCCGAAGAAGCTCCAATCCATCCGTGCTCATCTGAGTAAGCGAGCACTCGACCGTGCTCGGGCGAATACTTCGTGTATACCTTTCCGCTTCCATGTCGAATACCGTTGCGTCCATTACCAGCCCCCACAAGACAAAAATGTTTGTTGTTCAGGTACAGCGTGCCGCTTTCAACCATTAGCTTCACAGGTGCATCGCTTATCAGTAGGCACCAACGTCGTAATACTGCTCGCGCCACCACTGCTCGTCCTTTGCCGACTGTGGAAGGCCAAACTCGCCAGCGAAGCGCTCCTCGAACTTCAATGCCTTTGCTGCATCCATCGTGTCAGAGTCCTGCTTCGAGTACGCCAGGAATTTCATCCAGTCGAGCAATGCGCGGTGGTAGCGGCCGGAAATCTCAGGCTCGTCTTCGTCATCCAGCATTTCGGTCAGCGGGGTGCGAATAACGGTCATCTTGATATCGATCGCGGTCGCCGTAGGTGGCCATAACTTGAGCTTGTTTGTTTCCCAATCAGGGACAAAAACCATTGGCGTGCTGGCCGCGGAGTCTTCCCAACCAGGAACTCTTTCGTCCATTTCCCTAGACACGCACGGGTTCAGCGAACGCACACCTGATATCCGCAACCGGCGGACGAAAATAACCGATTCATGCAGCTCGATCTCGCTCTCTCCGATACCAAGATAGGCACTGGAAGCCGTAGATGACGAATCAACAATCAGGTGCGCCCGGCGGCAAGCTTCATCAACCGCCTTGTTGGCATAGCCGATGACCTCGTCGTCAGTCCACATATAATCTGGTTGCTGGTCACGAGTATCATCGCGGAATTGGTCGATTAGTTGCCGTAGATTCATGCCGCGCTTTCTTCCGCATGGAACATTGAGCCATAAACATCGTCAGGGCTGATCATCCTCTGACACATCGCGGCGCCGGTTTCCTTGTCCTCTCGGCAGAACTCGGTGCCGTAGTGAAGTCGGTGGCATGGATAGCAATCGAGACCACGCGGGGCCAGCGCCTGCGTATTCAGCCAGTGCTTCGTCAGGTTTTCGTGCGAGCTATGAGAGAGCAGGGCGACCTTGCGGCAATCCTCGAACGCAACAGCGTTCAGAACGCCAGTCTCACAACCAACAACGACATCGACACGCTGTGCCAGGGCCAATGTCTGGCGGATATTGATCTCGCCAGACAGGCAGATCACGCGGGTTTCTTCCTGCCATCCCTGTTCGAGGATCCTGCATGCGTCATCTCCAACCAGGAAAATGCGAACATTCGGATGATTTATCAGAATGCGGGCAATCACTGTGTCCTGGTGCGGGTAAAACTTGTGCATCGAGGATCCGGCCAGGGCGAACATGACGTTCATTCCGCCATCCAGCAATCGCGCATTGGCCTCTATCGCCTCTTCAGAGGTAGGGTAGAAGAACCCTTCGCTGCGATATGGAAGGTCGGCGATTTCTGCCGTGAATTCCAGATAATTCTTGTCCAGGTATTTGTGCCGCATTTCCTTGGACCACATGTGGTTCGCCCGACCGGGCATCGCCAACAGTGTCCCTTCGACCGACTCGCACAGGTTGATCCACTTGTCGAATCTGGCCGAAATGACTTTCCAGAAGGGCCACAGCTCCGCATTGGGAACCTGGTTTTCGTCCTGGATAAACCAGTCATCGATGTTCGGGTCGTTCTTGAGGATATCCTGACCCTTGGGAGTGGTCATTACCGTTACGTGATAACCTTTTCGCTTGAGCATCGGCAGGATATTGGCCGCCTGGATCATGTCTCCGAACCCACCGTAACGCACCACGCAAGCGGTTTTGCGCGGTCGCATTTGCTGCTTTGTAACATACGAGTTGCGCCACACCGGTTGCTTCAGTTTCCTGAAGACCAGAAGGAATGAATACTCCATTCCGCCATTGCGATCCTCGCGAACAACGACGTCGCACCCGACAGAAATTTCACGGATGGCATCGATGATATGGATCGGATCGAAGTCGTGCTTGTGGTCTGGGTTGGCGCCAGGCTTCCCGATGTTCGGATAGAAGTTCTTGTGCGGCAGATAGAGGATCAGGTATCCATCATTCTTGATGCACCTCCACCAATCTTTCAGCGCTCCTCGGTAATCCTCGATGTGCTCGAGAAGGTGCGACGAGAAGATGGCATCGCACGACTCGTCCTTGATATACGGGCCAAGGTCTGTGCAGTCCTCGACCACCAAGTCCGGGCGCATCTTGATGCCGAAAAGCTCGGTGTCTTTGCAAGAATCGACGCCGATGAAATGAGGAAAAGCCTTTGATGGACCACACCCAAGGTCAAGAACGGCACCGCGGGTGTATTCGACAATGTCATACTTTACTTTGCTGGCCTCGTCGCCCATAGGGTCTTCTGCGCGCCACGTCATTACTCTGTGCCCTCTACCTGCTTGCGCGGACGGCCGCGCTTCCTTGGTGCTTCCTGAGCCTTCTGTGCCTCCGGCTCTCCCGTAACCATCAACCTGCCTTGATAATCAAAACAAAGGTTGTCTTGCTCGTACCTGACGTCGGAGACGCCATGCACTTCCGCGAATGGACGGCTACGGTCGAGCAGTTGGGACATGTCAGCACTTGGTGTCGTGGCAGCATTCGTCGGCCGGCGCACTGTTGCCCTTGAACGAGCCGGTCGAATTGGTCGCGTTGGGAGAGATATTGGCGCCGTAGGTATCGCCATTCAGGCCGGTGCGCGTGCCACGATCGGGGAGATTGGGGGCAGAACCGCCTTTGCCAACAGCATTGGCCTTGGCGAGATCCTTGGTGTATTGGCTCATCTTGATGACTCCTTGTGTGGTTGAGATTCAACGTCCGCAAAGTCTCTCATTGCCCCACCTGATCAGACGATTACCAGCGCTTTTCCGGTCTCGCCAATCACCAGGATCCGGTACTGGCTTTCGTGCAGTGCCTGCGTGCAGCCCGGGCAGTCGGCAACCATGTAGTCATCGAACAGGATCATCCCACCACGCACCATGAGCGGCGGCATGATCTCCAGGATGGCCTTGGTGCTTTCGTACTGGTCGGCGTCAGCATGGACAAACCCGACCGGCGGCATCTCCACCAGGGAGTCAGGGAACATGCCCTTGATGACGTGCGCCGAGGGAATGGCTTTTTGGACAGCCTCGGCCGAGCAGTCAGCGAAAACGCCAATCTGATGGACGTCCTTGTCGGTCGATGTCGGCATCCCCTCGAACGAGTCGTACAGGTAGAGCGGACGGTGCAGCTTGTCCAGCCACCATGCCGTGCCGCCCTTATAGACTCCGATCTCGACAATGGCACCGTAGGGTGCTCGTGATGCGTAATACATGAGGCTGTCGATAGCGTACTGCGGGACAAGCGACTCCGGCGCGGCGGTCATGGCAAACTCCTTTGTTGTGGAGTTTGGAGTTTATGGTTGCCCCGCCTGTGTGACGCCGTTACCGAGGAATGTTCTTGTACGCCTTGCCTGACCTGATCTTTGAGATGGAACTCGCGCTTACGCCGTACATCTTGGCGATGTCCTGCTGCGAGTAGATTGAGCGCGACAACAGACCAATGATCTCCGCGACCTGGCCGTCGGTGAGCTTCGCCTGCGGGCCGCGCCGCTTTCCGGATGCGTAGGCCTCGAACAGGCCAGATGAGATCCGCGCCTTGTGCTCTGACGGGAGCTTCTTGCCCTTGCTGCGAGCACTTAGGTTGGCGAACTTCTGTGCCTTCTTGGCAGCGATCTCTTCCTCGGTCAGTGGCATCTTCGGCGGGTTTCTTGCGCGAACGGAAGCCGCAACCTTGGCGACGTGCTCTGGGGATTTCTTTCGGCCTTTCATGGCGGCGCTGATTTTTGCCCGCTGCTCGTCTGTGATAACACGACCTTTTTGAGATGCTGAGATCTTGGCGCGTGTCTCAGGAGACAGCTTGGCTCCTTTGTGCGGACTTGTTTGACCAGTCATCGAGGCGCTTTTTCTATCCCGCCACCCCTGGTCGCGAACATACCCGACCACGCCTTCGCCGCCATCGGTGGTATTGACAAGATCGAACCCAAGGCCCCGATAGTGAGCGATCCACTTGCGTTCGGCCGTGCCCCACTCGGCGTTTTCTTCGATAGGCGCAATAACCACCTCGTGGCTGGCATTGATGACGCTGCGTATCCAGTTGCTCTTGTGGATCGCGGATAGCTTCTTGGCGTCGTAGTGGTGATGGATGAGGCGCCGATCTAGGCGCCCAGTGGTCTGGCCGATGTATCGAATGACGCCATCCTTCGACGAAGACAGCGAATACACGGTTACGAGCGGCTTGGCTTTCATATACACCTCACTATGCTTGGTGTTTTCATTATATACCAACCCTTAGATTTACCATATTAAAAAACCGCCCGAAGGCGGCTTTCCTTGTGCTGCAACGGTTTAACCCGCCGAATCCCACTTAATTATCCGGCTCTGACTTGCTTGCGAATGCACGATCCCAAAACCCCCAAGATAATACCAGGCTACACCACGACCGCGGCCGTAGTCCGTCGGGATCTTGCCGCGCATTTCCTCAGGGACCGCGATACCCTCCGCGACGGTATCACCGCCGAAGAAGTAGGCCCAGTTGGACTTGTTGTTGGCGAAGGTGCCCTTGGCAATGTTGTTCTGTTCGACGAAGCGGGTATTTTCATACCGGCCGATTTCGCCGTTCATAATCATGCCGAAGCCTTCGGTCGTGTACTGCTTGACCGACTCGAGGTCGTTCTTCAGCTTGCGCATCGTGCTCGGGTGAGCGATCGCGACGTAGTCATCCATCTGATACGGAGGAATGTTGCGCTCCTTCATCAGGTCGACGATGGCCTTGACGTGATCCTTGCCGAGTTCGATGTTGTTCGTCGCGGTTGCCGTGCCGTTGGTGGTCAGCGCGACCGACGTGGTATGCGTCGAGGTAGCGACGACACGCAGCGGGGTCAGGTTGAACTGGGCGGCGGCGGCAATATCGAATGCCTTGACTGCGTCGTTCTTCAGAACCTGGTTGATCACTTCCTTGACCGGATGCTCTGACAGGTCGTCCAGCTTGCCGGTGTAGGGAACGGAGTTGCCGTATTCAGTGATCGACATCGTGCCCTGAGTGATCGTGAAGTTCGACTCGGGCATGGTCGAGGTTTCGGTCAGGACCGTGCCTTGAGCAGCGATGTCCGAATAGACGTTCCAGTGAAAAGTCCTTGATGTTCATACGGAGTTATGAATCCCGTACCGTGCTTTGAAGAGGTGTGACCAGGCTCTACCCGTTTTGATATTCCATGCCATCGTGGTCGATACGCCGTACTTTGCACCGATCCGCCTAGACCCAACGCCAGAATCAGACACGGCGTAAATCTCTAGCACTTCTTTCTCAGTCAGCTTTGCGGTGTTTACACGTTCTCCGTGTGCGTGCCGCATTTTCGACTGCATATCAATCCGGTTATCCAGTGCGGTTCCAACAAACAAGTGAAGCGGGTTAACACAACAACGGTTATCGCATTGGTGTAGCACGTAAGCCCCTTCCGGAATTGGGCCTTTGTGTAATGCGAAAGAAACTCTGTGTACCAACTTCGCCTTGCCGCCTTCCTTGATGTGACCATAACCGTTTGCCTGAATGTTTTTCTGCCATTCCCAACAACCTGTCACTTCATTCACAACATATCCAGCGTGAAACCGCACAACCAAATCACTTCTCTTCTTCCTGATGATATTCATAACAGCCTTTCAACTGTACAAGTATCACCATTCTACACTGCTTTGAGTTTCCCCAAAGAGCAGACTATATCTTCACCCTCTCACGAGGGGCCGTGCGCTTCGCCTCATTTGAGGCTACTCCCCGAAGGGATAGTCGTTGAACGTTGCACTTAAAAAGCGCCTTCGCTGCTGATTGCCCAATCCGTAGTCTTTTCAAACCTTCACGCATATCGTTGCCAATTTCGTTGTGGTGCCTACGGCTCTAAGGGGTTTCCAGCAATTCACACGGTTGCTAACACCCTGTTACCAGGATGTGGTGACTAGCAAATCAATCACCCTTGCCCTTTCCCTGGACAGCGGCGTCCTTGACGTCGGCGAACTGGCGGAACTTGCAGAGCGGTTGAACAGCGTGGCGCAGCACCTTGGACAATTGGTCCGAGTACATATAGCCACCAAGCGAATTGGTAACCCAAATTTGACCAGCCATGATTTTCTCCTAAAAGGCTAGAGGGCCAGTGATTGACCCAGTCGTTTTCGTGCGATCTCGGCGATGACCGACGACGGAGAGGAATTCTCCGCAGGCGATTCGGCGAGCGTTGCTGATGCTGAAGCGGTCGGGATGTTGTCCAGACGCGCCTTGTTGTCCTGTCGGGCATTGACTGGTTCAGGCTTTTGGCGACCGGCAGGCTCCTTGCCCATGGTCCGATAGACCTCGCTAGCGGCATCGAGCATGGCCCGCGCCCGGGGAATACCCTGGGCAACGGCACGATCGATCTTCATCGCAGTGAGGAATTCCAGATCCGGGTCGGAAATAATGTCCGGGTAGTCAGTCTTGACCTGTTCAAATGCCGCGTTCACAGCCATACGGGCCAGGACACGGTCGGTGATTTCGCCTTCATCCACTGCAACGGGAGCACGGGTAGGCTGGTCACCGCCCTTCGCCTTCGTCACCAAATGGATAAGTGCGTCAGCAGCAGCATCCTGGTCACCGTCATACATCTTTTCGATGATTGATGCCGCTTCTTTTCGCAGGTCATCAGGGGTTTGCCCTGCGCCCTGCGGCTGTTCTGGTGCTGCTGCCGCATGGGCAGCACGCTCTTCTGCTTCACGCAGCAATCGCGTGGCCTCTTCAAGCCGGCGATCCGCCGCGGAATTCTTCTGGAAGGTACGGATCAGAGTGTCGGCGTCGACTTCCTGCTCCATGCCATCGATCTTGACCTTGAACTTCTGGACTTCCGGCGCCTTCTCCGGTTCGGGATCAGCAAGCTGCTCGACGATCTGCTCATCCTTTGGAGAGAGCGAGACGCCCGTCTCATTTTCCACACTTGCGGTGCGGGTTGATACAATAGCCTCCATTGCTGCTTCACGTGCAGACAGTGGGCGCGGTTCGACAACTTCTTCCGTCACGTCTTGATTGATAGCGACAGATTCGGTGGCTTGGTCCATTTGTTCAAGGCTCCTTGGATTGTTCATAAAGTTCGACCTGGGCATTCATTCCGGACTGAATGGCATCAGCCAGCCAATACTGGATCGATTCGGCGACCCTGATGGTGTTCTGCAACCCTCGGACACTTTTGGCGTCTTCAGGATCAACCTCCTTCAGGGTTTCAACCGCCGAATCGACTTCGCTCTCTGCACGCTTCACCAGATAGCGCCCAATATCAGACTGCAAAAATGCCTCGACCTCCATTCCGAAGTCGATTGTTTTCAGAACCGGATTTGAATCAGGATTCATGGCAGCGACATTACTCCTGCCCCGCTTGATCTCACTCGTCATCCTTCAGCTCTCCCAGCTCATGCTGGATTTCTGAGCGCGGATCCTGCGGAGGATCGAACAGCAGTGCATTGTGCGGGCCGACAACCCCTGGCTTTCTGTTGCGCTGCGAGTTGTTCTTGCCGACCACGCCACCATTGGCGTATGCCTCCGACTCGATCCCCTCATTGGCGCCGGCAGACGGGCTGCCAGTGGTTGCCGGGAACATCGGCGACGTGTTGCCGCTCTCTGGAATATCAACCGGGCCTGCTGCCGCGGCCTGCATGCCCACCTGTTGCATTGGGCTTGGTTGCGGGAAATTCGGATCGACACCAATAGGGGTAGGCGTCTGGTATCCGCCAGCTTTCATAATCTCGTCGGCCACCGGTGCGACCTGGGGCGCCGAAGCAATGACCTCGCCGGCTTGCATCGAGGAGTAGATGGCCTCGACCATCTTGGCCACCTTGTCGGCGTCTGTCTTGCCAATACGGGAGCGAATCTCGTCGACCTGTGCCGCCAGCAGTTCGGGCGGATACTTGGCATCAAGCGCTGCCTGGAGCTGCTGCTTTTCTGCCTCGAGCGCAGCAACACGCGGATCCTGGTCGCCATCGAACTTGAAGAACCTTCCGCCATCCTTGTGTCCGAGGGCGCCGAAGATTTCCTTGACCACCTCGGTCGGATCCACCCCGTACTTCTCGAGGACGCCGTCGCCCAGTGCCGTCTTGACCCCATTGATGCCGGTCAGCAGGTTGTTGATCTTCTGCGACGGGCTGGTAGCGCTCATGCCGACGTTGATCGTCAGGGTCAATTCCTGGAGCAAAAGCTCATCGGTTACCACGTCCATACCCAGGTTCTGGAACATGGACGACTTGGCGCCGGCTTGCGCCAGCAGGACGTCATCGGTCTCGTACTGCTGCTCGAGCAACACCAGTTGGCGCAGCACAGGTTCGACCCAGGTCTCGATGAACGTCTTGAGCGAGTAGGCGCGCACTTTGTTGGCATCCGATGCCAGTATCTCCATGCCGCCAACGGTCTCGTTCAACCGGCGATTGGCCGACACGGACGACTGGGACATATTCCCGGAGATCTCGTCGAAGTCCATGTTCAGGCGATCCTGCTCCTGGTACGCCGACGACGTAACGTCAGCAGTCTCCAGCACCTTCACGTCCTCGTTGATATCGGACAGCATGGTCACCGAGCCAGGCACGTTACGGGTCAGGGAGCGAATATCGACCTGCTTGTTGCGCTTCACGAAGTACCGCTTGTTCATGGCGAACTTCACGTTGTCGATGCGCTGATTGACGATCTCGTTGGTCTCGGCCTGGACGTCGCGGGTCAGCCGGACGTCACCCGGGCCATCGGTGCGGTGCGTCTCGATAACCGACCTGCCCATCACGAACGGGCGACGACCGTGTGCATAGCGATCGGTCAGAGGCGCCGGCTTCGACAGCAGCAGTTCGGTGCCGAGCGTGTAGAACAGCATGTCCTGGCCGGTCACCTCGTCCTGGATCAGGTTCATATGGACCCAGACGATCGAGAAGTCGTTGATGTTGGTCGTGTTCGATGCGCTGGAATCGGTGCGGTTACCCTCGCGAATCATGCGTGTTGAATCCCACTTCTGGCTCGACTGCTTCAGTTCGGTGTCGGAATACTTGATCCACTTCGACGGCGATCCGTTGGCACCTTGCTTCATGCGCGCCTTGACGTCACGCACCCGCATCGGCATCAACCAGATCAGGTAGGGAGACGAACCGATCGGATCGGCCCAGTCGGCCGCAGGATCGAAGCGGAAATTCTCCCGCGGGATAAGCTGCACCACGGGGCGGTCGGTGCCTTTTGCCGTGTTGTACTCCCAGTCCTGGTGGCTGATGACAATACCCTGCACCATAGCGTCCTGGTAGGCGCCCTGGCAGGTCAGGAACCACGGAATGCTCTTTGTCATGCGGTACTGCAGCAGCTCCTGCATGATCTCCGCGGACGCCTGCTGCATATCATCACCGGACTGTTCAGGGGTAATGCTGACAATGTCGGACGTGCTGAAGAAGGCCTCTGCCGCTGTCGCCTCGGCGCTGCGTACCATCGATCTGGTTTTCGGCCTGTAGAACCGGCTGCGCGCCCGGTAGGATTCGGCCATGTATTTCGAGTCTGACGAATGCTTGCTCTGGAACTGTCTAATATCGCGCTCCAGGTCGTTGCGGATATTCGCATCGAAATAAGTCGTGCTGCCCGTATAAGCATCCCGTGCGAGTTGTAATGCCTTGGCGTCGTCAATCATGTGCTGTGGTCCCCGAGAATGCGGCCGGCGAAATCGGTATTCATCGTCGCCATGTGTTCGTGATTGATTCTGCCCCGGGACACCTTGTATCGCTCGAGGATTTCGCCACCGGCCATGATGGCGCGCTTGCGCAGGTCGGATGCCGAGTAGGAATTATCCAGCTTGAGAACAAAACCCCACTGTCCGGACAGCATCAGGTTATGAATGGTCATAATCCCGTTCTCGCCCTGACAATTAACCGCCCACAGGTGTCCTGGATAATGCTCATTCAACGCCTCGGCCACGTCCTTGGAGAGCGCCATGTCGAGCATATTCTGCTTCTCGGCATGCTCGTTGGCGATAAGCAGGTTATTCTCTTCGCCGCGGTAGTGGATATTCGGGGTCATGTCCATTCTGGTTCCGTGTTATCTCGTATCAGGTCTGCCTTTTGCGCGTCAGTCAGGAAAAGATACTCATTGAGCGAGTAATACTGGCGGATGCACTCAGGCAGCTCTTCGTATGTCATGGTGTCGGCGTTGGCGTATCGAACTTGCGGCCATTGGAGAACTCATAGCCAGGCTCTTTGTTCGTGAATATCTCCCCTGACTCAGCCCGGGCGATAGCAACCTCCTCGCTCCATAGGCGTTGGGAGAATGTCGGCCCGCCGACAGGGTTGATCGGGACGTTAGGATCGGCCATTTCCAGCTCCAGTCATTCGATCAAAGGACATCCGAATACTCCTTGCGCAGCTTTGCGATCTCGTCGACCTGATAGAAACACGCCTCTGCCTTGTCGCAATATTCACTAAGGCGATCTAGTTCTTTCTTTGTCGATGCCTTGCCGGTGGCTTTCCACTCGTCGTACAAGGCTCGCCCTCTGGACCCGTTTGCCAGCCAGACGTTTCTTTCCTCGTAGAAGACTGCGCCTCTCATTTAGATTCCATCAGCAAAGCACTCCGGATCCAGTGACCGCTCATCGATGATTATGGGCGGCACAGCATCAATGTCGTAAATCCTGCTTATCGCGTCGATCAGGTCGTCGTGAGCGCAGAACGGGAACGTCAAGAACTCCTCCAGGAAATTCTTGTTCAAAGAGTACAGACGCCCCTCCTCATCAGTGCGCTGCACCGGAGAGAAAACACGGAACGGTTGGCCCTCTGCCTTGACCCGGGCCTGGGCCTTTGTCTCGCCATCGACCTTGGCCGGCAGGTAGAATCGGCCGTTGCGGAAATCAGGCTCGAGACGCTGCACCCGATCGATCTTGGACCCCGGTCCTTCCCGCGGCCATGCCAGTTCGACTATCTCGAACTCGTCTCGATCGCGTTGCATCTCGATCTCGAAGTGCTCGAGGTCGGACGTACTCCCATAACGCTCGTAGCCGACCTTGACGGACTGAACGCCAGGCATCCGCATCCATAGCTTGCGAAGCTCCTTAATGCGCGTGTAGCGCTCTGCAAGTCCCATTTTGTGGTGCCAGCCATCCACCAGCCACTTGTTGCCGGCCGAGTCGATACCGACGACCGGTATGGCTGTCTTGTCAGAGCCTTTCTTTTTACTGCTGGCCGGGTCGCAGAGAATGTATATATTGAGCGTTGCCGGCCGGATGTCGGAGAACTTCAGCCACTCCTTGTCGAATATCGCCGCGGTGCCTGCGCTAGGATTCTGGAGCATTTGCGCCGCCAGGACGGTAGTGGTCTGCCGTTTCTTTTTGTCGTCCCATACATCTTTGGGCAGGAATACCGGGTCGCCATCGCGATAACCGGTGTCGGTCGCCGGGTAAATCCGCGGAATGACGGCACCCATGTCCATCATGGTTTGATACGTGTCTTGAAACGAGTTCTTTGAGCAGAATCCATTGGCTACATAGTTTCCAGTCTCTGTCTCAAGCCAATAGACATCTTGGTGTCCAGCATTTTCTGCCACCCTTAGAGACCGTTTTTCTGTCTGCATTTGAGCAAATAAGGTCGGCGCAAGCTTTCTAATTTTTGTTGGTTTAATCTGGGCCAGGAAGCGATACCGCTCACGCCAACCGCCGTTGATATTGAAAACACACCTGTCGTGCCTCATGTGGCCGCGGCCATCAGGCTCCAAAGGAACCAGCAACTCGCGCACCCAAGACAACCCCTTTCTTTGGCCAACAAGTCGATACGGATTATTGACACCAACAATGCCGTCGTTACGCCTGTTGCGAGGGGCTGGCACGGTCAGTGGGCAGTATTCGCCACCGCTTCCGTGCGGGCCGCGCCACCACTGGTGATCCGGGGTACAGATAACTGACCTGCCGCTATCAAAAGTATATGTATTGACCGGTTGCTTCTCGTGATTTCCTGTCGCCTTGACAACAGATTGGCGCAAGAACCGCTTTCCATCTCCCGTGCGTTGCTCCCAACCAACAACCACATCGCCAACCACTACGTCAGCTATCCTCTTGTGTGTCCAGTCGGCCATAAGGATCTTGGTGTCGGCAACGGTGCAATACCTTGTACCGATGTGCCATGACCTGGCCATTCCTGTTTCGCCCCTGGCACCAAGGTTGTCAGATAACGCCCATGCCTCAGTGGTCTTTTGCACCATTTCCGGGCTTGTAACGCTGTCCACCGTGACAACATCATCATAAACACGGAGCAGGAAGTGCGCCCCAGTGGGTTGCCCATCGACCAGGCCGTGCCCTTCAACGGTAGCCTCTTTCGGGTTTCCTTTGCGTTTTACTACGATTCCGGAATCTTCGGACCATCGCGGCGACTCTTTCTTCGGGTCGGCGTATAAAGTGTCAGGATACAACCGCTTCAATTGCTCATTCGACTCGAACTCGTATTTGATCTGTCTTAGAAACTTTCTGGCGGTCGGTTTGTTGAAAGAAAAGATGCCGATTGTTATTTCAGGGTCATTGATAACCTCCTGGATTATTCCAGCGAATGTTATCCATGAGCTTTTCCCGTGCTCTCTCGCCCACAGGTCAAGATATCCATCAGGGTTTCTCTCGATCTCTCTTGCTCGATCATATTGCCACGGGTGAATCAGATCCTTGCGGCCAAGTATATGAGTGGCCAAAAAGAATCGGTCCTTCTGGCCGAGCAGAGCCAGCTCCTGGTTGCCAACGAAGGGGTAAATCTCTTCGTAGAACGCAACAGCCTGGGCCATAGTGGCTTCGCCATGCAACCACGGCAAGGCATCATTGATCAGCTTAAGGTTGTCGGCCACAGGAATTACTTCAGGCCGCTAAGTTTCGCCTTAATCGATGCGAAGTCGATCTGCACCTTGCTTGCGACCTCACCGGAGTGCTGCACCCCAACGGTTCCACTGACAATGTTCTCGATGACCTGCTTGTCGAGGCCGAGTAACTTTGCTTTTCCGAGTGTAGCGGCAGCCGCGGCAGACGCCTGCGGAGTCTCGGCGCCGAGGGCTGCCTGGCGGGCCTCTTCCAATTCCTGGACGAGGTCCATAACCGTAATTTGATAGGCTTTGACTATCGGTTCGCGCAATTCTGATAGTCGTGCTGCAATCTTGTTGTTTTCCAGAACGGCGAACGCATTGCGATTGATTGTTTCTGGCTTCATGTTTTCGGCATCATAAGCACGCCGATAAGCCTCGCTGGCGTTCCCGGTCTCGAGGTAAGCCAGGCAAAAGTTTTCCTGCTTGGGTGTCAGCTTAGGTGTATTCGCCATGTGGCGAACTTACTGCTACCCCGCTTGATTCATGCGCCAAGCTCTTTAATGAAGCGATCCAACACCTCCCGCCTCACAAACCGCTCCATCACCGACTTCCCGCAGCACGGGCACTTCACTTTTGGCAGCACAGCTTCGCGCCTGCGCTTGAGCGCGACATAGAGGGTATTGCTCGCCACCCCGACCTGCCGTGCGGCCGCGTAGGGTGCCATGCCGGTATCCACAAGGGCCATTGCTTCCTTCGTCTTGCTCATGCATCTCTCCTTCGATCACAACATCAGGCCACGGGACGCGGCCCCACAACAAGATGGTAGCACCGACTAAATTTTTTTTTAACCCACCCATTGACACCCCTTGACAAGTGACATGACTAGTCGTACTATGAAGCCGTGGGTGCAGGAGAGGCCCACCGCCGAGAGGGACTCCCAGCAGTATGGACAGGCGATACAAGACCCCTGAACCGCCGACTCCCCGCGAGCCGGCACCTTCAAGCCAGTTCGACAGCCCCAGCGATAGACGACGGTCTTAGGGGTGAGCTGGCTTGAAAGTGATTAACCAACCACCAGGAGAAACACCATGACCAAGACCAAGACGATCACCATCAGCGGCGGTTTCCACAATGCCAGCGAAATCACCATCCGCGCCAAGATCGACCCGCGCGGCGGGATCGTGCTTTCTGGAGGCCAGGCCAAAAAAATCAGCAATCACATGTGCAACGTCAAGGGTTGCATCTGTGGCATGCACCATGGCTGGATCATCGAAGGATCTGATCGCGGCGATTTTGCGGAAGCGCTTAACGAAACCTACTACCGCACGCATCTCAATTCGTACCGCAAGCGCCGCTGAGTTTCCACCTCCCAGGCCTAGCGCCTGGATGGAATAAAAACGAGTAACCCAGCCACAGCCGGTTGGACGCCGGCTGTCACGGGGTCATTCGACACCGACCGCGCTTCCTTACGCGGGACACACGTCGCAAACAGGAGAACTACCATGTCGAACACCGCAAGCGTCACCACGCTTTCCACCCTTCGTCAGCGCAACCTGATCGACCGCGCCGTCGAACTCAAGACCCTGATCGAAGGCGCCAAGGACGAGTTGGACGAAATCCTGGCCGTCTTCAAGGACATTGGCGACGGCGACTTTGCCGGGCGTGATGGCCACAAGATCCAGGCCCGCACCTCCGAGCGCAAGTCGCTCGACACTGCGACGGACAAGGGTTTCCTGACCCCGGATCAGGTCATCTCGGCAACCCGCTCGACGATCACCGTCACCGCGAAGGTGCTGTGATGCTCTACCGTGGCCAAGCACTCAACCGCGACTACAACGTCGCTATCGCTGTCATCTGCGGTATCGCCGCAGGCCTGTTTCTCGCTCAGTTCATTTAAGAGATCACCATGCCCAAGCAACTCAGCACCTACGACTGCTGCGCCATCGTCGAGGGTTTCGACGGAGAGGATCACGACGAGGAAGAGATCCTCGCCGCCTGGCAGCGTCTGATCGATACCGGCTTTGCATTCCAGCTCCAAGGCTGGTACGGCCGCACCGCTTCCAGCCTGATCCAGTCTGGTCAATGCAATCCACCACCTTCCTAATCCCCAAGCCACTGCCCATTCAAAAGTAACACGAGTGGGCAGCAACGAGGAGATTAACCCACCTCGCCGGCACCTACCGGTTACAACGGAGAATCACATGAAAACGCCCATGCTCGGAAACGCCGACCTGTCCGACCTCTTCGATGACTTCGGCTTCTACCCGTACGTCGTCACCAAGGGGCACGGTTCTCGCACCCTGGCCCCGTTCGGTTACTACTTCATCAGCACCCCCGGCT